TAGCCATAAGGATTTACCCCTATGCTATTCGAACTATTGCGTTACTTGCGTCTGCTGCTGGAAATTGAATTGTAAATGTTCCACTTGATACAGTTTTGTTTCCACCAAATGCCACTGCACAAACTGCAGGATCACCTGCTACTGTTTCATTATAAATTAAACAACCATTAGCTGTAAATGAAGCTGATGTAAAAGACACATCTGCAAAATCACAACAAGCTGTGTCACCAGATAAAGCTGGTGTTACATTTGTAAGTACAATGCCTTCAGTAGTGTAACCATTACCATTAGCTACTTCCGCAGTTGTAATATATTGTGTAGTTGATTTACTTAAATTTGCTTGGTCGGTATATAGTGCAAGTTTAAACTGGTTACCGCCATTTGTAAAATTGTGAACTCCTGTTAAAATTTGTGTTTTGAAAGTGTTACATATTGCTGATGTTATTGCCATAATTTTTTATCTCCTAGTTTACGGTGAAGGCGATTTGACTTGTATCCTAACTGTTCCGTCAGTGTAATCATCTCTTCTTCTTCTACCCAATTGCATTCCTGCAAACTGTTGTATCGCACTTTTATACTTATTTTCGTACAGTGTCAACATCTCCATTGGACCTTTTAAAAATGAAAAAGCTTCAACAAGACACGCATATAAAAGGCCTTGTGGGAAGTAATTACTTATGTATGTAGTAGCTGTTCCATTATTACCGGAACCAAGTCCTACGGGCATTTTATTGTAATATATTCTAAATTTGTAATTAGCGTCAGGTGTTGGGGCAACATACAGTCCTCCAGAGGTCGTATCTGTAATACCAGTAGCACCACCAAACATAGCGTAATACTTAGGAAAGCCAGTTACATCTTGTGCAGTTAAATCACCCTCAGTACCTGTTAATCTATTTGTAAACTCAGATAAATATGTTTGATCTTTTTTCTCTAACCAACTACCTTTTCCAGTAGAATTAGCGGTTGAATCAAATACTTCAATTCCTCTAATAAATAATGCACCAGCGGGAACGTTAATAGTATTATCATCGGTAGCAAGTGTACCTTCTTGAACAAATCTATCGGCATCCATAGGAAGATCTTGATTAATTCTAAACTCAGCTGACATTATTAAACCATCAAGAATAGTAGTAGTGAATACAGTATCCTCTACTTCAGTATAATCTTTAATAGCCTGTTTAAGCGTATCGTATGTATAATTTGAAAGTCCTGACATAATTAAGCTCTATCATTAATGGGTCCGATTGTACATAATAAACCGCCCCCTTTTTCTGAGGATGTTGCATTACTTGCTAAGGTAACATTTACACCATCAAATTGAGTTGTAAATTCAGGTTGACCGGTACCTCTAACTTGTGTTTCATTTAAAGAATCTACTTTATAAGCACCAAAAACTTTAGCCCCGATAGGATGAGTTCCTGCTGTTGTACGTTGTGGTGCAGTACCTCTGTAAGGTGCGCTTGTTGCTCTAGTACAACCTGTAAAATTATCAAAGTTTCTTCCAGTATATTGTATAACTTCATTTTCAAATAAACCCGTAACTGCATTTACTTTTTCAATCATAAGAAAACCAGCAGTTGGAAAATGTGTTCCTGTCTGTACAGTAATTGTTGTATCAGTAAGTGTAGCAGCTGTATCTAAAGTTGTAGATAATTCTAATGCAGGACCTGCAGCACCGGTAACAATAGGTACTCCTCCTACTGGGGATTTTACATTTCTAAGTCTAACAAAATCATTAACTTGTAGACCACCATTTGGAAAATCTATTTTTAAAGTTGTGTTTGCAGCCGTAGTAGTAATTGGATTATCTGGTAAAAAATCTTCTGTTGGAAATTCTGTTCTTGCAGGTCTTGCTTTTTGTAAAGCTTGTGGATCTGCATTAGTTGGCTTTGGTTGTAGCTGTGGTTGTTTAGCCTCGTACTCTGATATATGTACAAAAGCACCATTCCATTCTGTAACCATTTCATTGTATGGAAAAGCCATACCTGATCTATCCGATATTGCTAAGGCAAATTTACCTTGTGAAAAACTAGACATTAACTTAGTCCTGGGTAATATATTTTAGGAGAGATATAAGTAGAATTAGAAGAACCATCTTCTGATTCAGCTCTTTTTAATTCATCCTCATATAACATCTTTAATCCTTGTTCTCTTTGTGGTGCGTATTTTTGTGCTAAATAAAATGCTAATCCCGTAATCATACAAGGTATAAATCTATAGGGTACATCAGTTGCATTAGTGTAAGCTCCTACATCATCAATTCTTTTTGTATAATAAAAATTAATAAAATTTCCTGCGTTAGAACTACCTGGTGTTAGATATAAAGTCATCGTTACTTTATCTATAAATCTTTGTACCCAGTATTGTGTAGGTAAACCTAGAGCAGCTTTATTTGAAAATGCTTGATACTGTGATCTACTAACTCTAGTCATTGGTGTATCAATAGTTGTAGCAGCGACTCTATGATTGGCTTCTTGAATATCGTCCATGCCTCTTGGTGATTGTAAAACAGGGTCTGTATTTGCATGAGTTGCAGCCGTGCTTCCATTAACACCTCTAACAACACCAGTTAAATTTAAACTAGAAATTCCTGTGTAAGTCATTTGTTCAGTGCCAATTGTTATTGTACCGAATGTTGCAAAACCTACGATCGAGGTACAGGGAACAGTGACTTGACTGTTTGTCATTGCAGCTGTTAAAGTTGTAGACACACCATCAGATGTACCATCTGTTGCAGATCTAAAAAAAGTATAAACAGATTGACCGTTTACTAAAGTTACGTTTTGATTTATTACTTCCCAAAAATGTAAACCTCTATTTCCCCATTCGGAAAATAAAATGTTTAAAGATCGTTTAGCAGTTTTTAATTGATAGCCAGATACACCTTGAATACCGATACGTTCGTAAGCATCTTCAATTATTTCATCAATGCCTAAGTTCTTATCAAAAGTATAAGAACCTGAAGTCGTATTAGCCATGAGCTTACGCTCCTGTAATAGTTAATGTAACGCTGCCGTCCGTACCACCGGTTTGAGTTAGTGTAGCACAAATTCCATTTTGAAATAAGATACCTGAACCTGGAATATAAACTTCTAGTCCTTCAGTTTCATATCTGTAAATAGCTTTTAAATTACCTGATGCCGCGTCTCCTGCAGAAGCTACGTCATGTAGAGATAAAACAGAACCTGCTTCTCCTCTTCCTTGAATAGATGTAACTCTAGCTCTAGCCCCTAATAAAACAGAAGCTGCCCCTGTAGTTTTGTTAAGAGTTGTTTGGTCACTTGAAAATGAACTCATAGTTTTTTCTCCTTAAATTTTGTAGAGGCCCCGAAGGGCCCCTTAATTATTTATTACGCGTCTGCGTATGGTGTTACTAAAGTACCTGATCCAATTAATAAACAATCGGAAACCATGTACTTAAGAGCGTCGATAGCTGTAATAGTTATTATACTACCAACAATTCCACCTTTTGTAGTACCATTCATAGTAATAACATCATTAGATGCTGCTGGTGCAAAAGCTTTTGGTGCACCATTACTTATACCAATCATAACTGCACCAACAAATTTATCAGTACCATCAGTTTGAATATCCATACTAGTCGCAGCTGTTTCAACAAAAAATTTAAAACTAGTTCCGATAGTATTCGGGTTATTGGGATCTCTTCCTGGTCCTGAGTTACTGCTTCCGCCTGTACTGATGATAGGTGGTAAAACAAAATCAGCAGTTGCATTATTACAAAGCAGTATTCTGCCTGCGTGAGCTGCTACAGATAAAAGTGTGTCAGCTGTTAAATTTACGAAAGATCCTGGTCCAATTGATTGAAAACCATTTCTAGATCTTACCGGTCCGTCGAATGTAGTGTTTGCCATGTTAATATCCTCCTAGATATATTCAAATGTAGTCCCTAGGGATTGTCGACTATACGCGTCCACATTTAATAATATTATTTATGTATAGTGCTAATAGTATATGTTATTTTTGAGTAGAGTGCAAGAGAGCCCTAGGTATTTATGCATTTCAGCGATGTAGCTTTTGATTAAGTAGCTACAGAAACTTGTGGAGCAGCATCATCAATTTGATTTTGCCTTGTAGCAATAGCTGCTTCTTCCAGCTTTATGTCAGTAATGACTCTTTTAATTGTGTCATCTATCCTAACCATGTCAAGAGTATATCTGTTATTATCCAGATGCTCCTGTTGCCACTTCAACTCCAAGGACCTTTTTTGTTTGTATAGGTCTTGTATCATCGATAACCTCTTCGTAAGTTATTCTATTTAATCCCGGATGAAAACTTTCTCCGAGATATTCCCAAACTATACTCTTTTCTCCTAGTTTGTCAAGCACCGCTTGTTCAACACTTTTAGCTGTATCATCAACATGCTCAACATTAAATTTAGCATGGTAATTATAAGCCCAGACATTGATAGAAGTTTTTTTCATATTATTACTTTCTTATTAGAATATGGCGGAACTATGTCCCGCCATATAAAATTTAATGATTATGCTCCTGGTGAAGCAAACACACCTCTATAGTCAGAAACGCCAAATACGTATCTTTCTCTAGCTTTGTATCTTACATTACCAGTATCGAAGTCACCTTCCATTTTAGTAGTCATGGGAGTTCTTTCGAAATGTTTCATACCATTTGGCACATCTGTAATAATGTAGAATGCATCAGTGTCTGTTAAGTAATTGTTAACAGAGTAACCTTGAGGAATCATCCCCATAGATTTGATAGCATTGATATCATTATCAGCAGTTCCAGTTCTACCAGCAGAAGCCATAAGTCTTTCAGCTGTGAATTGTAGTGCAGATGGGATGATCATCTTCATACCCTTAGCGGCGATTTTTAAACCTCTTTCATCAGTGAATGCATTGATATCAATCAATGATTGTTCTAATGAAGTTTCGTTTAAATCCGCTGCAGTTGCTAGTGTGTTAGACACAGTTCCAGCAATTGTAGGGTGATTAGTAGCAAAAAGTGCTGATCCGTCACCTGAAGTGAACGTACCGAATCCATTGTTAAATGGAACTGCACCTTTAACTTGTTTTGTTTGAGCCATAGATCTTGCTAAAGCTTTAGTATATCTAGAAGCTAGTCTATCATATAAGTTATCCTCAATTGCTTCCTCAGTGATAGCAAAAGCGAGAGCAATAGTCTCGTTAGTGTATCTTGATGTGAAAGTTTCTTGAGCATTGTC